GCGACGGGGCTGTGATGCAGAGCGAACGCTACGACATTGATGCCATGGACGCGCGCGACACCGAAGCGCCAGGTGCTGAGGTGGGCTCCGACAATGCCATGTGGCTGCGCCGCGCCAGTAGCCTGTATCAGGAGTCCACGGACTATTACCAGAGCTCGCTGTTCACGTCATGGCGCGCCAACATCGCTCACTTCCGCAGCGAGCACGCACCAGGCAGCAAGTACACCCAGGATGCCTACCGCAATCGCAGCCATGTGTTCCGGCCCAAGCCACGCAGCGCGGTGCGCACCCTGGAAGCCACGGCGGCCACGGCACTGTTCACCAATGACAACCTGCTGGCCGTGCGAGGCATCAACCCCGACGACCCAAGGCAGGCAGAGGCCGGCAAGCTGCACCAAGCGATGCTCCAGCACCGCCTCGAGGTGACCATCCCGTGGTTCCTGACGGTGATCGGTGCCTATCAGGACACGCACGTCTACGGCGTCTGCGTCTCCCGGCAATACTGGGATCGGCGCACCAAGACCCGCACCGAGATCGTGCCCGCGCTGGATGAGGTGACCGGGGAGCCGCTGCTGGATGAAGACGGCATGATGCTCGGCGAGGAAGTGGAGACCGAGCAGGTGATGTCTGACGAGCCGGCCATTGAGCTCGTCGCGCCTGACAACTTCCGTTTCGACCCGGCATGCGACTGGCGTCAACCGGTGAAGACCAGCCCCTATCTGATCGAGACCATTCCCATGTACGCCGGTGATGTAATGGCGATGATGGAGAGCGGCGAGTGGAACGAGCACGCCCTCGGCGAACTGGTCGCCCATGGAGCGGACGACGAGGATGGCGAGACGGTGCGCGATGCCCGCGAGGGAAAGGGCCGCGAGGACGCCACCGACGTGCACCAGGCCAACGAATATTCTGTGGTCTGGGTGCGCTTCAACATCATCCGCGACACCAGCGGCGAGGACTGGGCGTTCTACACCGTGGGCGGCGGCTTACTACTGACCGACCCGATGCCACTGGAAGACGTCGATCCGCTGGGGCGTGAGCGCTACTGCGTGGGTTATTCCAGTATCGAGGCGCACCGCAGCCATCCCGCTGGCACGGTCGAGCTCAATCGGCCGCTGACGGAGATGATCAACGACGTCACCAATCAGCGCATGGACAACGTCAAGCTAGTGCTCAACAAGCGCTACGCCATCCGTCGCGGCAGCAACATCGACCTGGGCGCGCTGATGCGCAACGTCCCGGGCGGCGGCGTGATGATGGACGACATCCAGCGCGACTACGCGATCATGCAGACCCCTGACGTCACGCAGTCCAGCTACGTCGAGCAGGACCGTCTGAGCGTGGAGGCCGATGAACTGTTGGGTACCTTCTCGCAAGGGTCAGTGCAGAACAACCGCGCTCTAAATGAGACAGTGGGTGGAATGGACTTGATGGCCAGCTCGGCTAATCAGGTCCAGGAGCTGGGACTACGGACCTTCATCGAGACTTGGGTGGAGCCGGTGCTGCGCACCATGGTCAAGCTGGAAGGCCTCTACGAGACCGACGAAACCATCCTGGCGCTGGCCGCCGGCAAGGCCGAGATCGAGGGCGAGATCAGCGACGAGATGCTGATGCAGGATCTGGTGGTTCGCGTGAACGTCGGCATGGGCAACACGGACCCGAAGCAAAAGATGGCCCGTTTCATGGCGCCATTGCAGGCTGCCGCCCAGATGCCTGAGTTCATGGCTGAAGTGGATATGATCGAAGTCGGGAAAGAAATCTTCTCCCTAGCCGGCCAGGGCGATGGCGAAAGGTTCTTGCTGGATGAAGAAAAGAAGGCTGAGCGCGCCGAGCAGAATCAGGGCCAGATGGATCCTCAAACCCAGGTTAAAATGGCCGAATTGGAGCTCAAGAAGGCACAGCTGCAGTTCGATCAGCAGCGCTGGGAAGCTGACATGCAGATAAAGACGCAAGAACAGCAATGGCAACAACAGTACAAGGCGGCTCAACTACAGTCCGACCAGGAGATTGCACGCCAGAAGCTCGCCCTTGAGCAGGGCCTGACGGTTGCTCAACTTGAGCAGAAGTTGCAGCTTGAGTCGGCAAAGCTGGAAGCACAGATGCAACAGACCTCAGCAAAGTTGCAGACTCAGCGTGATCAAAAGGCCGCCGAGCTTACGGATTCTCAGAACGACAGAGCGGCAAGGTTAGCAAACCTGAGAGAGGGTGGATTCGATAGCTATGGCTAACAAGGTATTCCGCGCCAAGCACGGTTTCGACCCAATGCACGGTGCCGAGCCTGCCCACTACCACGCTTCATAAGCAACCACCCAATCATCACCAGCCCCGCAATCGTGCGGGGGTTTTTAATGGATGACGTATGGATCCACACAAGATTGCCCTCGATGAGGCCGAGCTGACACCCAAGTTCCTCAACGACGAGGAGCGCGAGCTGTTTGCCCAGGCGGATCTCGGCGAGCAGGCGGTAAGTTTTCTCGACTCCGAGCTCGGTCGCTTCATGCGTGGCTGTGCGATTCAGCGCCGGCGCGAGGCGCAAGAGGCGCTATTGACGCCCGAGGCCGATCCCGAGACGCCGGAAGGGCGTCAACGTATCCGCACCTGTCGCTTCAATGCGGCCGTTGCTGACCAGTTCCTGGAGTTCATCCGGGAAGCCGTGACCACCGGCGAGGTGGCGTACCAATCGCTCAAGCAGATGCGTGACCAAGCCTGAGTGCCATTCACCACATCCGTGAGGATGAGGAACCATGACCCAACCAAACGAAGCTATCAACGAGCAAGAGCTCGACGACGTTTCGGCAGATCAGCAGCAGGCTGCCGGCGACGATCAACCCACCGAGCGCGAACGCGCCATGGCCGAGATCGCCCAGCAGTATCGTGAGACCAATGGCTACGGCGAGACCGAGGACGACGACCCGGACGCTGCAGCCGCCGCCGATGATGGCGGCCAAGAGCAAGACCCCGACCGGCAGGACGCCGGCGAGCCCGACACGGCCGCTGCGCAAGACGCCCCACTCAAGGAGCTGGGGTACTACCGGAAGTCTGACGGCAAGCTCTATACGACCATGAAGGTGAATGGTCAGGAGCGTGAAGTGCCCGCCGATCAGATCAAGGCGCACCTACAGAAAGACCTGGCCGGGGACGTCAAGCTACAGCAGGCCGCTGACCGGGAACGCCAACTCAGGGAGCGCGAGCAACAACTGAGTTCACTGGAGCAACAGCTCCGACAGCAGTCGAGTCATCCACCCGCGAAGGGCGATGAGGAAATTCGACAGCAGGCGAAGACCGTGCTCTCCAAGGTGTGGGACGGCGACGACGATGCGGCCGCCGAGGCCCTGGCCGATTTCATCCAGCAGAACAGCAGCCGGGTGGATACCGATCAGATCCTCTCAGAGGCCGAGCGACGCGCCAACCATGCCGTGGAGCAGCGGGAATCCCAACGGCAGCAACGCGAGTGGGAAACCTCCACCCGCGAGGGCATCAACTGGCTACGTGAGACCCACCCCGACATCCTTGAAGACACCGACATGCGTGATTTCGTGGATGCCAGGACGGCTCGCATGGTCGAGGCCCGCCAGAACGGTGACCCCGAATTCGCCGACATGACGCCGCGCGACATCATCCAGAAGGCCGCAAGCGAGGCCAATGACTGGCTGCAGAAGCAGACCCAGAAGCAGGCTGGCGACACCCCCGGCAACGCAAGAGAGCAGCGCAAGCGCAATCTCAAGCCGATGCCGCGTGGCATGTCCAAGCAGCCCAGCCAGCGGGTCCCTGAAGCGCCGGACACCAGCCCCGCCTCGGCCATCGAGCAGATGCGCAAGGCGCGCGCCGTCAACTGACCCTTTTCTTCAATCCCTACGACAGTCGAGGTGACTGACTATGCCTGGCAATGCATGGGCCGATACCGGCTCTGGCTATCTAGCCAACCCCACGCTTAGCGACGAGTTCCGTACCGCGCTTCAACCCCTGGCTCGCTTCCGGCAGTTTTGTGATGTCGAAGCGGCGCTGGGCAAGAACCGTGGTGAGGAATACCAATGGAACGTCTACGGCGACACCGTCGATGAAGGCGGCGAGCTGGTAGAGACCGACAAGATGCCCGAGAGCTCGTTCCCGATCTCCCAGGGCTCGGTGGTGATCAAGGAGCGCGGCCTGTCCGTGCCCTACACCGGCAAGCTGGAGTCGCTGGCCGAGCACGACATCCGCAAGATCGTGTTCCAAACCCTGCGCAACGACGCCAACAAGTCGATGGATCGCGCCGCACATGCGCAGTTCAACAACACCATCCTGCGCTATGTCGCCACCGGCGCCACGTCGTACAACTTCGACGACGACGCCACCCCCACCGGCAACAACGCCCAGGCCCTGGATACCACGCACGTCAAGCAGATCGCTGACCTGATGCAGGAGCGCAACATTCCTGTGTTCGACGGCGAGAACTACGTGTCCATCGGCCGCCCAACCACCTTCCGCCCGTTCAAGGATGACCTGGAGACTCTTCACAGCTACACCAGCGAGGGCTGGAACCGGGTCATGAACGGCGAGAACGGCCGGTACGAGGGCATCCGCTTCGTCACGCAGACCAATATCCCTTCCGAGGACTGGTCAACCAACGGCGCGTCGGATGCGGCCTACTTCTTCGGTGCCGATACCGTCACCGAGGCGGTGGCGTGCCCCGAGGAGATCCGCGCCAAGATCCCCGACGACTACGGTCGTGGTCGTGGCATCGCGTGGTATGCGCTCAACGCCTTCGGCATCACCCATGCCGACGTCACTGACGCCGCCACCAAGGCCCAGGCCCGCATCATCAAGTGGGACTCTGCCGAGAGCGTGTGATCACAGCCGCCCCATGACGGGGCGGACCCTTAACCCTTCTGACTGACGGAGATACCCCATGAAGAAGGCATCTGGCACCCATCGCAGCATGGGCAAGAAAGGCCACACCACGGCAGGCGTTGAATCCGGCGTCTCCGAGGTGGGCAAAGTCGGCAACACCAATCCGGACCAGGTGTCCGGCTCCCAGCGGCCCAAGCCGCAGAACCATGGCTCGATCGCCAACAAGTGATCGATGCCAGCATCCACTGAGGGGCCTTCTGGCCCCTTTTTCGTGGGAGGTCGTATGCGCCACCCCTACAGCATCGAAATCGAACGCCCGAAGACCTGCACTGAACGCCTGAGCGAGGGCAAGAGCCTGAACGATGGCCTGGCCGGTCGTGCCGAGATGTACGAGAGCGAGTGGGAGCGTCCGCTGGACACCATCAAGCGCGCGCGCTCAACCCACCGCACCACACGGAGTCCCGACGATGAAACTTGACCGCGCGCGCAAGATCACCACGGTGGCGGGCCTCGCCCCGCTGCGTTACCTACAGGACGGCCATGGCTTTGACGGTGCCGAGCGGCATCTGGGTCGCTTCACTGCCCAGGGCGATCCGTTGGACGCCAAGGCCGAGCAAAAACCTGAAGCGAAGGCACCAGAAGGCCCGGTCACGCTTGAAGAGATGAGCGTCAAGGATCTCAAGGTGATGGCCAAGGAGGCAGAGATCGAGGGGGCGGCCAACATGAACAAGGCGGCCCTGGTGGAAGCGCTGACCGCTGCCACCGAGCCCGTCGGCAATGACGAGGGTGAGGGCGCGGCATGACCTTCCTACAGCTCACGCAGGAGCTTGCCCGCCTGGCTGGCATGGCCGGCAATGGTGGGCCACCCCAGGTCACCGGGCAGCACGACGAGTATCGCCGCGCCGTGGAGTTCGTGCGCCTCGCCTACGAGGAGATCGTCAACCTGCACGAGGACTGGCTGTTCCTGTGGGAGCAGGACAGTTACGCGGTTGAGGCCGATCTGGCGATCTACCCGCCCCCGCCCGAGCTGCACATCTGGGACGCTCAGCGCCTGCATCTCGATGGCGAGCCGTTACCG